TAAAACAAATTAACTCTGTAAACGCCGATCAGAAAAATATCGTCTTGAAATCGGCAACAAAATTTGTTCACATCAAATACGAGGAAATAACCAAATTTTTATATGACAAGCGCAGGATATACAAAAAGGCGGCCGGAGAATCGAGTTATACTTTAATCGCCACGGTAGACATAGAGGTGGACAGGCCGGAGGGCACTATTTATAGCGATTCGACCGGAGCATCAACGACACTATACAAGGCGACATATTACAATTCTCAAACATCGATAGAAACAAGCCAGGATGACGCCAGGGCGATGTATGGTGGAGGAGGGACACATTATTGCGACTTGGCAGATATCCGCGAGGAAGCAGGATTTAAAAATAATGATAATATCGGGGATGAAAGAATATACAGAACCAGGGCCCGGGCGGAAGCGGAGATAAACTCGAGTCTGAATGTCATCTATTCAATGCCGATAACTTCGAACACATATTGGGAGGATAGCGGCGCGCAGGAACTGATACGGCAGGTCTGCATGCTTTTGGCGGCCGGCTGGATATTATGGCAGGAATATCCGGATGAGAGAGGAAATGGGACCAGCAAGGACGGTCTGGAAAAAATAAAAGAGGCGCGGTCTATTTTAAAAGACATCCGGGCAGGAAAATTAACTCTTTTAGGAAGCGACAATAACACATTCACGACAGTGAACACATTAAGCATAGAGGGATATCCTGATAACAGTTTTGATAGCATCCCGGACGAGAACCACGATGACGACGAAAATTATATATTCCAATTAGGAAAATCTTGGTAAAATATGAATATAACATTTGAAATAGAGGGAGAAGTCCAGTTGAGCAGACGCATGCGGGGGCTATCAACAAGCCTGGACGATTTTAAGGGGGTTTTCGGGAAGATTGGTGGATACCTCGGGTCATTCTTCAAAAACGAGGTTTTTGACACGGAGGGGGCGGTTTTTGGCGAAAAATGGGCTATAGGGCCGTACTACCACCGCCTGCAGAGGACGGGAAAGATGAAAAACAGTTTTATTCACAAGGAAGCCAAGGATTACGTGCTGATTACGAACACGGCGCCATATTTCAAATATCACCAGTCAAAACTTCCGAGAAGAAAACTGCCGAGGAGAATAATGATGAAAATAGACGAATCAAGGAGGCAGAGGATAATAAAATATTTTCAAGAGGCGATAATTACTAAGGCCAATTTGGCCGCATAAAAATGACGACGATCGCAGACAAAATAATTGAATATTTAAAAACATACGGGGATAAGAGGATCAAGGCATATTATTATGGTGATCCATTGATTTTGCCTATTTCAAATATGCCGGCCGTGATCGTGGAAAACAGATCTTCAACAATCGAGCAGGGAGCGACCGGGCTGGACGAAATAACGAATGTTTATTCAATAAAGGTGGTGATGAGCAAAAAGGACGAACTGGGAAAGAACCCCGAGGAAGTGACGGCGCAGAGGACGCTCTCCGACATCATCATGAAGCGGGACAGCAACAACCAATATGAGGCGAGTTCGATAATGGGAATATTGAGAAAATACTTCACGCTTGGAAGCACGATTGAAAACCAAACCGAAACAGTGGAATTCTTTATCTCGGAAAGAGGCGATCTGATAACCGAGGAGGTAGAAATATTAATTAACATAAAAGATTTTGTCAACGTGCCTACAAGGACGTAGCGAATCTTAACTAAAAAATATGACTGATTTTGTAAAAACAGATCGGCTGGCTAATTTGGGATATTTAGCCATCGGTAAAGAAACAACAAGAGGCACTCCGGTAGTTCCGACCGTGATTGTGCCGCTATACGAGGAAAGTCTCGTGACCGGTTTAAATCTCGACATGGATAATCCGATAGTCGGAAACAGATTTGCCAGGCAAAATAACTTCAAGGGACAGAGGACGCACAAAGGCGTGCTGAAAATATTGGCCGAGCCGAAGACTCTCCCGCACTTTTTGAACATGATATTGAAAAAGGGAACTACGGGAGTATCTGGAAGTGTTTATACTCATCCGTATACGCTCGATAATGACACGCCGGCATATGCCTCCTACACGATTGAGATAGTGAAAGGCGGGGTGACGCACCGGTACTATGGCGTGGAGATAAGCAAAATAACGCCGGTGTTCGAAGACAACACGATGAAATTAAATTTGAATGTGAGCGCGCTCGGGCAGTTCAGCATCGCGCCGATCACTTCGGCGTCCACGACGGCGGTAGTATTGGCGACAGATTATGACGACGCGCCTAACAAGGGAATTAAAGTCGGAGATACGCTGGTGTTTGTAAAAGTGACAGGCGGAACATCAGATACTACAGAAGAAAAAACCGTATCGGCCGTGAACGTAAACGGGACCGGAGTGACGGTAGCATCATTGTCAGGAACTTATACGACTGGAGATTATTGCTATATTAAACAGCAAACGTTGGTAGCGACTTGGGGGGAACCGTTTAAATGGTCAGGAACGCAATTTTGTTTCGGAGACACGGCAGCGGCCGCATTAACCGCTACCCAGGAGAAAGTAGAAAAAGGAAGTTCGTTTGAGATTATCAACGAATTTGAAAATGATGACGGCGCTATGAGAAGCGGAAGCCTCGACCCGACCGCCCTGGTTAGAAAGCAGGGGGATGTGACGATAAAAATCAAGAGGTCGTTCAAGGATTACAAAGAATATGAAAGATTCCTGTCGCTAAGAAAAAGAGCGCTCGTCATTAGAATATACGGCGCGTTGATAAGCGGAAGCGACAAGAACGAATTTAGGATAACAATAAATAACATTAAGGCCAAGGAATCGCCGACACCGTTGACAACCGGCGAGATTATATACCTTGATCAAGAATTCTCCGCTCAATACGATACAAGCGATGCGCAAGGAATGGATATCAAAGTAGTGAACGATGTTGCCGGAGCGACTTATAACTAACAGCAATTTCGGGCCGGTGAAAGGGTTTTAAAGTGTTCCCTGAGTAGCCGGCCCGTTTGCATAAAACATCTATATGCCTATTTTAAAAAATGAGACAAAGGAAATAACATTGCCGGTGAGCAAGGCTAAAATAAAATTTTTGGCGAAAATCACTTATGGTAAAATGCTTGAGTTCCAGGAAAAGGGAATAAAGGAAGAAAAGGAGGCGGGAATGGAGATGGCCGCCTTTTTGATAGTTGACTGGGATTTGATGGACGAAAAGGATGTTAAACTTCCATTCACGGTTGAGAACATAAAATCGCTGGCCTTTGATGACGGAAATTTTCTCATCAATGAGATAAATAAAACGATCCAGGGAAACATGGAAAAAAAAACTTCGATTTAGCAGTAGTGCAGACGCTCGAGGGAACGGCTGATAAAATACCGCCCGAATATGTGATGTTTCGGCTTTGCGAAAAATTTGGATGGACGGAGGAGCAAATTTTAAGCAGTTCGTTTAATTTTATAAATTCAATACTTAGGATAATGAGGATAGAGAGCGATTATTACAATTGGAAAAAAGAAAAAAATGGCAATAAACGATAGCACAATCAATATAGTAATAAAGGCTAAGAACCAGGCCGGGGCCGTCCTGAATGATTTTAATAATCAGGCGGGAAAAAGCATCGGCGCCGGAAAGGCGGCCGCAATGGCCGTGCAGGGAATAGGAATCGCGGCCGCGGGAATGGCAATTAAGATGGGAGTGGACGCGGTGCAGGCGGCCATAAATTTTGAGACGAAAATGTCGGAAGTGAGAAAGACGACAGGATTCACCGCCGATGAAACGAAAAAATTCGGAAAAGAAATTTTGGAGATGAGCAAGACTCTTCCGGTCTCGACGGACGCGCTGGCGGATATCGCCGGAGTGGCTGGACAATTAGGAATAGTTGGATCTAAAAATATAAAAGATTTTACTGAGATTATAGCTAAGGCGACTATAGCATTGCCGGAATTCGCGGGAGGGGCAGAGGAGATAGCGTTGGTGGTTGCTAAAGCGCAGAATGTTTTTAAATTAACCACAAAAGAATCTGAGAATTTATTGTCTGCATGGAACGAACTATCAAACACGACGGCGGCGAACGCGGCGGAAATATCCCGGTTTATAGAGAACGTCGGTGGTGCGGCTCAGCTGATGAATATAACATCGGCAGATGCGTCTGCCCTGGGAGCGACGCTCGTATCAATGGGAGAGGACGGATCGGACGCGGGCACGCGCGTGGGGTCGGCAATTATATTTATGCAAAAACACCTCGAGGAGGCGGCACGGGTGGCAGGAACAAGTACGGCGGAATTCAAGAAGAAACTTGATGAGAATGCTATCATGGCCATAGAGGATGTTATAAAGGGATTGGAGAAGATTCCATCAGCCACCGATAAGAACATAGCGGCTATGGAGATATTTGGGCAGATCGGGGGAAAGGTGATGACGAAACTAACCGGAAATCTTGATCAATTAAATAATAATTTAACGACATCACAAAACGCCTGGGGTGCAAACATCAGTCTGCAGAAAGAATTTGACATTGCATCCGAGACGACGGCGAAGCAATGGGTGACATTTAATAATAATGTCAACGTCGTTTTAATAGAATTGGGGTCAAAAGTCCTTCCAAAAATTAATGATGGATTGAAATATATGATTGAACTCCTGAATGCCGCCAATGTTAATAAAATATCAGAATCGATGTCGTCAATCGACGAGGCTACAAAAAAACTGATAAAATTAAAAGAAGAAAGGGAGAAAGCAGGAAAGGACGTTGAAAATATAAATAAACAGATAAAAGAGGGAATGAATCTCCAGAAAAAAATAAGTGAGGATCTTACTAACCACTCGGCGACAAAACAGAATATTGAAAGTACATCAAAGGCGGTGGTAACATTACCATTAACGGCCGCGAAAAGTTTGTATGGACTCGGAAAAAATCTGCTCGGGTTCGCTGAGGGGGGAATTGTCCCGGGCCCGAAAGGATCTCCAACATTCGCCATGGTTCACGGAGGAGAAAGAATAACTCCTCCCGGGAGAGGAGAAACAGTAATAAACATAAATTTCAATAATTCAACGATAACCGATGAGACGATAATTGATAAAGTTAAAAAAGCCTTGAGCAGGGAAAATGAACTAACCTACCAAGGCGCAAGATAAAAAAATGGCTGAATCAATACAATTTGACAGTACAGAATTGGTGAACGCGACATACATCGTGCGGTCGGCAAAAGCCGATTCGTTCGTAAGAGAGATAGACAGCGTGCCGAGAGTGAAAGATGACGGGGACATCCTCGTTAATTTAAGAGTGCAATCGAAAAGCATTATGATTTCCGGAGTGCTTGTCGGCACCAGCGCCTCTGATCTGCAGGCAAAGATAGACACGATGAAAAAGCTATTCGCCGGAAAGCAGAAAAATCTTGATATCACTCCGAACGGCGGGACGCTCAGACGATACGTGGCGACTTGCGTCAAAGTGGATATGAATGAGAGGGATTTCTATCACATCAACCATTGTCCGTATTTGGCGGAATTTTTGGCGTTGGAGGGAGTGGGAAAGGCACAGACTACGACAGAAATTTTGAAC